CATTCATTTGATATTGGGACATAGGACTTTGTATAACAGTGTTTATTATATAAGGATACGCTGAAGGATTGCCACCAGCAAAATAACTAATTCTACCTTTGCACATTTCCAACAACTTATTACTATTTTTAACTTCCTTACCTATAATTTTATCGTCGCTTGTTCTTTCTATATTAACGAAATTCTTTTCAAATTCGATATGGGTATCGGGAAATTGTTGTTTTGGTCTTAATAAATTCATAGTTAATCCAAGTTCAACCGGTCTGTTAAATATAGGGGTTGCAGTTAATAATAAGATACGTGTTTTTTCGTGAATATGGTTATCAATGGCATATTTCAATTTTTTATACGATTTACCGGTTTCACTAATCATATTCTGTATTTCGTCGATAACCAATAAGGTTCCTGGTTTCGTTAATGGTTGTCCTTTTTCTAATAATTTACCAGGTGAATATTTCCAATTTGAAGTGTGGATACCTTCGGTATTAAATAATTTATTAATAAAACGTTCGTATGAATAAAATTCATAATTATCGTTAATAGATTCTACTAATTGCTCTCTTAATCCTTTTATTACTTGGATGTGTTGTGGTTTTAATTCTGGGTTATCAATTAAGTCTTGCTCTAATAATTTAATTCTATTTATTATACTTTTATTTTGATAATTTTGTGGGACATTGTCAAATAATAATTTAGACGAACAAGTATCAAGATTGGGTTGTCCTAGTATTTCGTTTCTGGTTTGTGCTATTAAATTTGCTGGTGCAACATATATAATCTTATTTTTACCCGGGATATTCACCATTTTTCCATCCTTATTTTTATATTTTTGTTTAAACATTTCAGATGCTAATATAGCAGTGCATGTTTTACCACTCCCCAAACCGTGATACACTAATAAGTTACCCTTAGTTTCTACATATCGAGATACGTATTTTTGATGGTTAAGAATCTTAAATTCATTATTTTTACACACGTTTTCATTCAATTTATAAGGAGAATATTTAAATTGGTCTAAATAGTTTTTCTTTTCTTCGTTATCAAATTTGATACTTGGCATATCCTTATATTAAGCAAATAAGTTTTTTTTAATAAAATTCTCCATTTTTATTGTTTCTTCTTTTGTTAATTTATCTTTTTTAGCAAACTTACGGAATGATTTATTCGTTAATAGTTTATTCCATATTTTTCGTTGGTTCATTAATCCCTGAATTTATTTTATTTATATATATTAAACTATGTCTGAATTAAAATTCGAAAGTATTAATGATAATGATATCAATACTATGAAAAATCTTAAAGGTGCTGCTCCATTGAGATATTTCTCTCAGGATGAAATATTAAAAAAAGAACAACAACCTACTAGATACTCTGCGGTAGGCAATATGGGTACGAATGGTCCAAAAGTTCAAAATAGTGAAGTTGACAGATGGCAATCATCAAATCTCAATGAATTACAAACTTACAATACATTTCAAATTAACCAACCTTTTATAGGAAGTCAACACACCAATTTAAAAAATATTGGTGAATCAAGTAAACTACGAAGTTTCGGAGAACCTCGTCTTTCAAAAAAACAACAGCTTGTCACCGAACAAGGTTTTGGACGCAACAATTTTATAGCACCCGATGTTAAAAAGTCAAACAATAATTTTATTGTTCAGGATAATAATTTTATTAATGGATATAGCAATAAAGTTCCTAATTTCAATACATTAGGTAATAATCCCATATATGTAAATAAACAAGGTCTTTCAACACGAAATGATAATATAGAAACAATTATAAATAATCAATTCTCAACATATTAATATGTTATGTATTAATAATGTATTCTGATTTAAGTCCATTTTACTGGTCTACCAGTTTTAAAAACACAACTGTTACAGATTTAAGAAATAATAAGAATATCAAAATTTCTAAAAAAGAACCACAAATTAATTTGGTCAAGGATAAAATATTTAATGACGATTTGTTAAAACCAGTATACACTAGATCTGAACCCGAAAGTTATTATTCATTTAAAAGTGGTAATTATACCTTTAATAGAATGATAACTAATTCACCAATAGAACAACCTTTTCACAATGAACGATTCAATATTAAACCAGACAATATGCTAACGACACGACCTGGTTTTGGTATACAACAAAACTGGTTGGAAGAACCACGAAGTTTAAATTCAAGAAATTTAAGACATTCTAATTAATCATAATAAATATGTTTATAAAGAACAAAGATGGATCCATTTACATTAGGCACAATTGGTGCATCTTTGGCACTTTCATATTATTTAAATATTGAAGATGAATCATTTTCAAATACTCAGGATACCGATATATCGGGATTACAACATTCTGTCACGATTAAAAATAATCAAAGTTTAGATATAAATCTAAACGATACCAAATTAAAACAATACTTAGAATTAAATGATATTAAGAATATTAAAAAATATTTGACAACGTGTAGCGATCCAAAACTTAAAAAAAAAGCTTTAGATTTCATTCGTAATTCCCAAAAATTTCTCAACCCCGAAAATTTAAATACTATAAATTACATTAGTCAAACAATGACTAACGATAAGAAACTTTCTGATTTTACCAACAATAATTTTGTACCATTCATTAGAAAATCAACACAAAATATGGCTGGAACAGGCGTTCAATCCGGAAACTTTATTCATTCAGATAAAACAACGAATGACACAGTTAAGACTGGTTTCTCTAACGAAACACCACATGCTACTCGATTAGGTATATATACGGGAAGAGATGTGACGAATCCTAGAAAATCTGTATCTCATAAACCAACCTATAGATTTAAACCACAGGAAACAATGGGAACTTATGTTAATGGTATGCCCGTTATACGACCCGAAGAAAATAGATACGAAACTTCAACACTACGACCAGATTTAAAACCATGTGAACAAATACGCGTAGGACCAGGTTTAAATTGTGGCGAAGATAGTCCAGCATGTGATGGACACCATAACATGTATAGACCAGAACAGACTTATATTAGTAAGGTTATGACAAACAGAAGTTCTAAAAACAAAGCTCCCAGTGGTTCATACCATTACACCACTAAGGGTACCTCTAATTATGCCCAAGATGTTGGATCACTTGATATATCAGAAGAAGAAGGTTTCACCCAAAATGGGAAAAAGAGAACTACATTTATTTCCAAAAAATGTGATCCACATACCGGAAGAAATGGTAGTATTAAGTTCGAAACCAATCGTGGCAATCAAGATAGATCAGTAATGGATAGAAATGAAAATAGTAGAAATCAAGAAAACGGATACACAGGACCATCTATTTTTGAAAATAGTAAATCACAAATGGTTGATGACACTTATAGAAATGACAATGGAATATTTAAAGACAACAATAGAACAGAACTTCCTGGTAGAACAGGTCACGCTCACATGAACATTGGTCATTCTGATAAAAAAAATTGGTATGCCAATGATACCGCTAGAGGATTAGAAAATACACATGTATTACCTGGTTCCATGCAAAATATAGGTCATACTGAACACGCTCAAGATCAATTTAGAACAACTATTAAGGAAAGTACCATGGGTGAAAGTAGAGGACATGCATATTTTGGAAAAGGTCAAGAACAAACAGGTGGTTTTTATAATGCCACGTTTGGTAACAACAAACCATTAGCACCATCCAACCCCAACCCAACAGGACCAAATACATTAGCTGATCCTAAAACACGTGCTGGTAACTTTATATTATCTAGAGAACAGAACGCAACCAGAACACCTCTCGGTCATCAAAACACACATTTCCGTAATAATTCTGAATACCAGATTAGAAAGGATAACAATGTAGAATCGAATCGTTTACGCGACGGCTTAGGTGGATCTGCGAATACTCCTTATTCTTACAAACCTTTGGATTCGCGTATCGACTGTAAATCTTAAATAGAGTATAATAAAAATGTTTATAATAATATATAATATAAAATGGCGAATAAGGAGAATAAGGAGAATAAGGCTTTAGAAAACTTGAAAAAAGTAAAATCTGTCGCTTTTAAAATTTACATGGTATTTTATGCTTCCATTTTATTAGTGATATATTTAATATATTATAATAAATCGTTACATAAGATATATAAAACGATGTATATTATATTTTTGATATTATCTATAATTTTTCTTGGTATAATGTATGGCGTTAGTTCAGCAGCACACATGGCTGAAACAGTTGCACAGAAATTATATAAGGCCACTAAACCTTTTAGAAAACTCCAAGCCGCCCGATCAAACAATCAAACAATCCTCCCAACCAATCAAACATTCCTCTCAAACAATCAAACATTCCCCTCAACCAATGAAACGGGCGTCTCAAATATTTATCGATAATCTATTTAAAGATATAAACATATATATAGAGGGGGGAAGAAGAAAACATGAACAATCCAATAACACAATATTATAATAATAAAAATAATGAAAATATAGTTATACCAGCAAAATTTACATGTGGGTATATTTCAATTATATTTACCAACTCACTCCGGAAAAACAACCCCAAATTATATAACAAATGGCTTTCAAAACTAAATGTATACAGACGTTTACTAAACAATAAACTAATAACGGAATCTTGTTTGTATTGTTTATCAAAAAGAATTCAGTTGGGTTATTGTAAATTTTCAGAAGAAGAAATACACCTATTTAAAAATGATATACTCCGTAGTGAACTTAAAATTAACCAAGAAAAATGGAGAAGTGCTTTTATGAAAAGCACCAGACAACATTTACTCACCAAATACCTTTACAATACCATTTTATGCCAAGACGTCATAAATGAAATTGTGAAATTTACATCCTAACTCCGGGTAATGTTGTATACTCATAAAACATTATGAATAACAATTATTATTAGACTTGGGAGGTTTGTAATAAATCGCACTTAGTGATTAGCATAACGTGTTGCTCGTTAATACATATCCGTAAATAAATGCTAATTTATATACGAAATTGTATTATGAATAATAAACGGAACAAAAAGAAATTTTACGGTGCTATTGGTAGAAATGATTGTCGTGCAGTATCTTATCTTTTGTCTACTGATTTTTCTTTGATTGATTCAACATATAAATCTTTCTCACCCATTACGAAAGCAGTATCGTGTAATCGATTAGATGTTACACGCTATCTACTAATTTTTACCGAAAATTTAAATCCCACGTATGAAGGCTTTAATATCATTCATTGGGCAATAAACAATAGAATTGACTATAGTATTATAGAACTATTGTGTAATTATTTACCATTATCGGAAATAGTTGATATACACCTTTTACACGATTTCGTGGAAATGATAATCCCTAGACACAATTGTGATTTATTATTCGAAGTCTTGATAAGTTATGTTCCTGATATTAACCAATGTTTCAACCAAGAAAATTTACTTTCACTCGCGTTGCGGGAAGGAGACGTTAAATATTCTACTATCAAAATAATTTTAAATAGTGGTGCTGACATATGGACGCATCATTTGAAGTATCTTCCTTATAATCACAAAGATGTTATAGGGGTTATACAATACAATAGACTTTTTCCTATTAAACACATAATAAGAAAAATTCTATATAATCGCGAAGTTAATCATATATATTGTAAATTACCCGATGAAATTTGGGGCATTATTTACGAGTTTGTTTAGTTTTCTTTTTGGTATTTCGTTTAGCTTTCTTTTTACCGAATAGAAGTTGAGGGTAGTTCACGGGTTGCTGTGGTTGGTAAGGGTCGTCGTACATATTATTCATAAAATCATCCCGGCGATGTGGAGGTAGGCTATTGTAATAAGCTATAAATCTTCTGGCTGCTTCTCGTTGTTCATTTCTAAAATTTTTGTTTCGCAGGGCTCTTTGTAATGTGGTTACAATAACATCACCAACTCTTTTATTCGGGCGGCCGCTCTGGTTGTTCAATTGATCACGAGGTCCGTCAAGGAGTCTACGCATAAAAGGGTTACGTGTCATATCCCCACCAGTAATTCTGTTTAATTCTTGTTTGGTCTCTTTACACCACCGACTTTGAGGTTCACGAATACAAAAATTTCTTTCACAATCTTCTTTAAATTCACCCATATATTCACAACCTATACCATCCTGATTACGTGGACCAGCGACCGGCATTGTTATACCAGTCGCGAAAGAGCGAGCGTAAGGGTAACTTTGTAAGGTTCTACCTAGTGCTGCACTAGCAAAATTTACCGTGTTGTTAGCTCCCCGCCCCGCACACCTCGCCACGCTGGTGAGTCCCCTACCTAAGTTGACGATAACATTGGCACCACGTGGTATCCGTGGCGCTGACTCGTCGATTCTTGGTGATGATCTTTTTGTTCTCTTTCTCTTCTGTCTAATGCTATTGCTCGAACTTGATGGTATTGATCTTGATCTCTTTGTGTTCCCAAAGTAAACCTTTTTCCCTTTCGACACATAGTATTTACCGCCTTTTTTCCCAGTGTGGACGGTTCTAACTTTTCCCTTTATAACTTTTTTGTTATCGGTCATTGTTTTTAATTATTATTAACAACTATTTTTATTTAGTTTAATTTAAGTATCTTTAATGAAATTATGGTTTACACACCAGGGGGGGCGTATTTTTTAAAAAACGCCAAAGAATTCTCTTGTTCGGGTCTAGTAAAACCGTTGACACCATAAGGTGGGACACGACTGGTTAGGTATAGATCCATCATCCAGTCATTCTCCAAAAACCTTGATGCAGCAGGATGTCTTTCACCGGCATCAAGTTGATCTTGTAATATTTGCCTTCTGATGGCCTTATTTACATCACGACCTGGATATTTTCTTAGTGTTCCATCATTAACACCGCGAATGTGTTTACATCCACGATTCAACGGAAGCATTGTTTTTTTTCCAGTATTCTTTTCATTCATCATAAAATAATTAGGACAAGAACAATTATATGTTTCATCTCCAGGGTTGTAATCTACAGTATATAATTGACTTGGACGACCACGTTGAATGAAATCAGTAGAAGGGACACGGTATGATCTTGGAACCATACGGTTCATATCAGGAGGATTCGCGGCGAATTGATTAATTGACGCCCACACGTATCTGTTACCTACCTTTTTAATAAAATCCTCTCGTATACTCTTCCCTGGTGGTTTTTTATAAGATGTTTTGTTGAATTTGGGTGGTAATCCAACATTTGACATGAACAATCTACCTTCATTTATTGCGCGTTTTATTTCTTTGCTTGATATATCGGAAGGAATTGGTATAGGTTTGCCTTTTGAATTATACATCATATTTATATAAAAACTAGGTGGAGCTATTGTAGGTTTCTTAGGTTTATAGGTATAATTACGTTTTGGCGATGATTTTTTTGAACTAGATGATTTTTTTGAACTAGACGAACTGGATGGACTTCTCTCCATTCTGCGTGGTATCTTTTTTGAACTGGATGGACTTCGGACACTCTTGCATGGTGGTTTTTTACACGTAGAAAATACTCCACCTCCAAAGTAAACCTTTTTCCCTTTCGACACATAGTATTTACCGCCTTTTTTCCCAGTGTGGACGGTTCTAACTTTTCCCTTTATAACTTTTTTGTTATCGGTCATTGTTTTTAATTATTATTAATAAATATATTAAATAAAAATATTAAATTAAATTGTAATTAATTAAGAAATATACCATATCTTTCGATAATTTACCATCACTTGGATAGTGTATACCGGCTTTCACTCGCACCGTATCACACCTTTGAGCAATACTATTTAACTTCTTTTTATCTTTGGGATATATTTTAGACAGAATATAGGCTAAATAATATGCTTGAAACGCGTGCCCGGAAGGTAATGATCCTGTATTACCCGTTTTACTTTTCAAACGTTCAATTTTTTTATTTATTTGATAAGGTCGTGCTCTATTAATAATAGTTTTTAACGAAGGTATTAATACTTGAATCCAAGTTTCAGTAATTATTTTGTTTAAATTCTTCACAGAGCCATAATCTTTAAATGCTGTTGATATAGATATGTCAGTTAGTTTAAAGAAATCAATGTCTGATTGTGTTCGTTTCTTTGAAATTTGTAATACTTTCTTTGCTTCAGCGACATCATTAGATGTGTTAATACCGGGTAAGTATGGTGTGTATCTTTTGTGTAGATATCCTAATAATATTATTAATATATAATACATTATTAATTTATATAAACATTTTTATTGAATACTACATTGTTCTTCTTTTGGTTCGATAGATTTTTTATTGAGCATTTTGTATATACTCTTTAGTATCTCTTCGTTTTCCTTTTCCTGTAATATTGATTCTAATTCATACAAGTTTTCTGTTATTTTATTAATCATTTCAGTTGAAGATATGTCGTCTTCTTTATTTATGACTTTTTTTAGGTCTTCGTCGCTATCATATAAATCAGTCATTATTAATTAAAATACTTATTGTATTTGTAATAATTTAAACGAACAAAATATAAAAAGAATTTAAGAACATAAAACTAAAATAATATTAAGAATGACAGAATACTTGAACGATATTAGTAAATTATTAGATGAAAAATTAAAACCATTGTTAGATATGCAACAACAACTTATAGACCAAAATATAAGATTGAGTGAACAAATTAATAATACGCCACCATCTAAACCTCCAAAATTGGTAAGAAGTACGAATATTATGAATAATAAGGAAGATGTAACACTAATGAAAAATGATCAAGGTATATATTATGTTACAGGGAATACTTATCCCATAAAGGACGATATTAAAAATATTGGTGCAATGTTTAATGATAGTAGACAGCTAAAAGTGTGGTCTTTTAATCCAGGAGTTTCAGTTGATGAAATAACAGAATCTTTATCTTCAAAGTGTAAATTAGAAAATAAAACCGTATAATTAAAATATTAATCATATATAATAAAAATGGAATCTTTTAAAATAGCTATAATAATATTAATATTAATTGCGATAATGAATAACCAAAAACTTGAAAAAATGTTTAACAAAATGTTTAACAAAATACCTAAAAAGGTTAAATCGTATCCATTCTTAGTGATAGGAATAATAGGATTAGTGATAATAATGAACAGTAATAAAAACATGAAAATTGATTTTTTTTCCCAAGAAGATAGTATTTTCCAGAAGGCATATAAAGGAGTTTTCGGTGTAAAACATCCACATACTATAGGAGGAATAGGAGGACCAGATAAACACTCACACGTTGAGGGGGCTACTCCGATTGACCCCATAACTGGCCAACACCAACATCGTGTCGGTGAAACTGTAACATCTACGCCTGAACCCTTAACACCTGAACCCTTAACACCTGAACCCTTAACACCTGAACCCTTAACACCCGAACCCGAGGCATTCTCATTTTAAATGAATAATTGTTCTTAATGTTGAATTTTAATATTAATATATATTAACAACATGAATAACATCAAAAGTGTAATAAAATATATAAAATCTGATCCTAAATTTATAGTTGGTTATAAGGTTCGGTTATCACAATTTTTGATAGGTGTTATATTAATTTTAGGTATAATTAATTTAAACATTTTTTATACTTATTTTAACCCAGGTTTTAATTTTGAAACCAAGCCGATAGATAGAGTTAAAAAACATGAAAGTTTAGTTATGAAGAAAACCCAGAAAATATTACAAAATGTTACTGAATGGAAAAGATATTCTTTTATTAGTTCAATAATATATTCTCTTTTGTTTATACTAACAGTTTTTCTTAATAAATCTTCTTTAGTGAGCGACCTATTAAACTATCTTTTTATAGTTTTACTAATTCAACAATATTAAAATGTTGTTAGTATGCAACATGCAACGCGTTTATACCACAAAAACCAAAAGTGAAATTATGTCATACATGAGAATCAATATGGATATAGGGTTTATTAGAGACATATTACTCGCGAAAGAGTGTGGTCCCACTAAAGTACTAAACCCTAAAACGAAAAGATGCGTCTCTAAAAACGGCAGTATTGGTAAAAAATTAGATATCGATAGTTTTGCTACATCCCGCAAAATATGGGTCAAAATTATACTTCAAGAAATTTCACTGAATGAAATAAAAGAAATTTATAAGGAAAAATTAGGAAAATTCAGTCCACCCAAAAAAAGATGCAGACCCGATCAAATATTAAACCCTAAAACCAACAGATGTGTAAAAAAAACCAGTAAAATCGGAAAAGAATTATTAAAATCCAAACCCAAATCACCAAAGAAAGCTACCCCACCCAAACCCAAATCACCAAAGAAAGCTACCCCACCTAAAGCTAAATCACCAAGAGAAACATGTGATAAGGAAATCGCTCGTATTATGAAAATCGGTTACCAACAAAAATACTACGGAGATAGAACCCCGATACCACCACCACAAGCATACAAAATATTGAAAATACCTGTGAATACCACTGATCGTAAAACAGTTATTAAATCATATAGAAAAATATCCCTAATAATTCATCCTGATAAATGTGGAGAACCAGGAAGTCAATTAGCATTTCAAAAATTAAATGAAGCACGACAAGTTATTATGGGTCGTATGTGATTTAAATTAATAACTATGTTATATATATAAATGGAAGAAACTTATTTTCCAGAAGATATTTGGGGAGAAATTAAATCATTCCTACTTCCTCCACCATTGCCTAAATACCCACACCCACATAGTTTATTAATTAAGGATCTTTCAACGATTTACACTATAGACAGTCCTAAAGAAAACATTTTGTATGGATACTGTATGTCTTGTGGAACACAAACTGGGTGGTATTTTTGTAAGAGTGATACGTTTAATCGATGTCATTACAATGATTGTTCATTTATATGTTATAAATGCAGAATCGTTGAAAGAAAGTTATTAGGTAGTTTTTTTTAATTTTAATTAACTTGGGTTAATTAAAGTTTCAATCTTTTCATTTAACGTTGTTATTGCTTCTAATAGTTTATCTTTAATTTTTGGTTTATAGGTCAATTTGATAATTATTCTTCTACTTTCTGTTGGTGGGTTGGCATCTATCCCAAAATCATTTTTCATTTGACTAACATGAGCTGGACCCCAAATTGAATGACCATCTTGATCTGTAATTTTAATTTTTATTTTTTTTACTGTATGACCGGCATTTACAGTAGTAAGATAAATAGGATTGTTTTCGCGTTCGTCATATATAAATGGCACATAATCTTGAACTGTTAATGAACCACCTGAAGCATCTGGGACTACTTTATTCTCTGGTTGATTCGTAGCGCCACCCACTGACGTAAAACCATCATTTCTTTGTTTTTGATTGTTCATTAATATTAAACCTCCTGTTATTTTATTAGGATGTGTCATGTCTTCGGTTATGTCGTCTTTTGATGTCCAATCAAACGTTTTTATACCATCCGGGTAGGTGGCAAGATCACGACTTGCAAACCAACTTTTATAATTTAATGGGTATGCACCTATAAAATTAGATCTGTCTGTATAGTTGTCCTGCCCATCATGGATAGATATAACAAATGCTTGTATTGATTCACTTTTAAATGTCGTCTGATTAATACCATAGTCGGGGGTATGATTGGTAATATTGCCTTGCGAAATTCCGCCGGTAGTTCCATTCATTCCTTTATATCCTCCTTTTAGATTATTCTTGAAAATACTTTGGGTAGCAAAATTTCCATTTTTCGCGCGTGTGTGTGCGAGTACGAGTGCGCCCGACGGATTAACTACATCGTTCGTACCAAGAAGGAAATCGCTGCCAGACAAATCCAATCCATGATCATCAGCATACACATTTCCTGCGGCTTCTGGTCCTGTTGGAGTCCGGACACCTTGCCATCTGGTCCTGTTGTTGAATAAACAACCTGGGTGTGCATATTGTTCCATTTTGTAACCTCCTATGAAAACACTGGTTAGATATACATCCCAATCTGCATTTTTAAGATCAGGACTATGAATTAATTCAGTATCAAACTCACAATCTCCATTTTCATTACCACCTATGCTAATATCAGGTATATTATCAATCATAAAAATATTACCTGTGAATTTTTTAAAAGTATCTAGTGTAACTTGTATATCTTTCATTGTTACTATTTATGATTATTTTAATTTTAAATATTTTTCCGACATGTAGGACATAATTTACCACCTCTTTGTATAGGAACTTGTTCTAAACAATCCCTATGAAAGAGATGACCACAATTTGTCATTATTAAATTCCCACTCATATCGTTCAAACAAATTGGACAACATGTATCCGATTGTAATTTACAAAACATTCGAATGTAATCAGTTTTGATATGTTCGGGTATTTTATCTACTACGGTTACATTTCTATGTGTATTCGTCACGTGCGACCTACTTGGTGTAGCCAAACGTTGTGTATTTATTTCATTTATTATATCAAATGTTACTATTGAACATTCGTTTGCAAATTGTCGTAAATTATTCTGATTATTATTTCTATGAACTACTGAAAAAAACAATAGGGAAAACAATAAAGCCATCTTATGACATGGTTTATGTCTCAAACTCTCAGTTGTCGTTATTCTAAAATCATTTGGTAAATTAAATATATTCGGAATAGTATCATTAAAGTAATATTGAAACAGATAT